CAACTATTTCATGACCCTCATTGGAGAAGAAGAGGAAGAAGAGGAAGGCGAAGAGGTGGAGGATGGCTCTTGCGGAAAAAAGCGCTGAGGGGCGATGCTGAAAGCTTTGCCCCTCCTGCCGCTGTACGGTCTGCTGCCCGTCGTGGCTTAGAGCTACGCAAGAAACATGGAAAAGGAGGCTTGACGACGCAAGAAGCGGGCAAGCAGGGCATTGGTAGCGGCGTGGCTCGTGCGACAAGCTTGGCTAATGGCGAGAAGGTGAGCTATGAGACCATCAAACGCATGGCCGCATTTTTCTCAAGGCATCGCAAAAATTTTGCTGGAGGCGAAGATGACGCGGGATTTGTGTCGATGTTGCTATGGGGCGGAAGGAGTGGAGAAAGATGGGCTCGCTCTATAATCAAGCGAGTTGAGCAACAGAAGAAAGATGGACTATAGGCAGGCGTATATTCGCTTGATTGAGAGGGCAAAAGAAAGGGCGGAGGAGGATTTAGATCCAGGTCAAAAATATGAATGGCATCATTACTTCCCCGTTTGTTTCTGGCGTGACAGGAAAGAAAACAAGAAAATTGTTCCTCTGACTTTGAGGGAGCACTGGATCGCCCATCGCCTGCTGTTCAAAATGTTTCCATGCCACGGAACGGTTGCGGCGTTAATTTGCATGTCTAAGCGCGACTCCAAGATGAACTCGCGCAAATTTGAGAGACTTAGACAAGTCTTTAGCGAGCACAATTGGACAAAGACTTCAGAAGGCAGGGCTTTCCTTTCTCAACAGATGAAAAGGCGTGTCGCAGAGGGGTGGACAGTCTCGGAAGAGGGGCGCCAAAAGATTTCAGAAACATCCAAGAAAACGCAGGATAGGTGGAGAGAGGAAGGCGGTCATCCGCTCTCATCAGATAAAGCACGCGCAGCATCTAGTGAAAGAGCAAAAGCTCGCAACAAGGAGATGAATGCATGGTTAAACAAAGAAAAGGGAAAAATCGTGAGAAAATGCGACAAGTGTGGGGCTCAGATACGCGGAACAATGGGAAATATGAAGCAGCATCAGCGTGGTGGTAAGTGCCGCCCGCAAAACGAGGATTAAGATGGTGGAAAGTCGCAAGAAAGACTCATGAGCGAATACGTGCGCGTCATTGAAGAAGAGGATGAAGGTATTGGCGTAATGAAGGCTCTGGCTATTTTGTCGGCGCACGAACATCGCAATACTTCCCTCTGGCGACTTGTTGAGCAGCAGCATTTCAAGAATGGCCGCTTAGAGGAAACGCATATTTTCGTGGAGAATCATTACGAAAAGCCAGATGAGCATTTTACGCCCATCAAAATGCTTGTCTTTGAGGCTGAAGCCATTGCGAAGTCCTATGTGATGAGCGGCATTGAAGACCAGCTTCTCGACTTGCAGGACGATGATGATGACGAGGATTGATTATTTGTTTTCCTGATAAATGCCTGTTATCAAGAATTCAACCAATCTTCGCAATAAACGATGGGTAGCCCATTAACCACAGCACGCTAATTCCATAGAGACCACTAAGCGTTCGAATTTGCACGCAATCTGGCGGAGCAGTGCCTTTTTCAATGCGGCAATAGGAACTTTGGCTAATGTGCAGCTCTTTTGCCACGTCATGTTGAGTGAGCCCGGCATTAAGCCGGGCTTCTTTAATGCGACTTGCAATAAGAATACGTGCTTCCTGGTGGGGAAGTTTAAGAGCGTCTGTCGTGCTACGTGCCAAGAACATCACAAGAATTTATTCCGTTTTGCATAAGCTCATAAAGTATAACATTTGCTTCTTGATAAAGTATGAATATGAGCACCATTTCCTGCCGATACGATTTCTCTCCTATTGAGAAATACGAACTCACGCCGGAAGGTTATCTTCGGGCATGGGCTTCTATCGCACGCACTGGCATCCAACACTACACAGATAGTGATGGTTCCATTCGTCGCGAATATCGTCCTGAAACAGAAGTGGCGTCTCCCGATAGTCTTGCTTCGTTTGCGGGCAAGGCCATCACTTCAGAACATCCGCCTGTGCTTCTCGATTCAGAGAATACTAAAGACTATCAAGTGGGCTTTAGTGGCACTGAAGTGGTGTACGACAATGGTTTCGTTAAGGCAGTGATGACTATCACTGACGAAGACACCATCAAGCGCATCATGAAAGGCGATGCTCGTGAGGTAAGCGCGGGCTATAGGGTGAATTATGATCCTACGCCTGGCGTTACAGAAAACGGCGAACATTACGATGGCGTCCAAAAGGAAATCATCGGCAATCACATCGCTGTTGTCCGCCGGGGCCGCGCCGGCCCGCAAGTGAAGCTCCATCTTGATAGGCAAGATGCTGCCGATCCATCTTTATTTAAAACAACTGAGGAACGTCTTATGACTGCCAAAGTCGTATTCGACGGCGCCGAGTTCGAGGTGAGTGAGGGCGTTGCTCTTGCTATCACCAAAGAACGGGAAGATGGCCGTATGTCCTACGAGGACATGAAGAAAAAGTACGACGAACTGCAAGCCTCCGCTGCTTCCATGAAAGAAGAAATGGATGCAATGGAAAAAGAAATGAAGGGCAAGTGCGATTCCGCTGAGGGTCGCGCTGATGCTCTGGCTGAGCAGATCGAAGAACTGAAGACCGAGCTGGCCGCCGCTCAAGAAATCAACCTTGATTCCATGGTTGAAGAGCGTGTGGCTCTCATCGAGAAGGCCAAGCCTGTTCTCGATAGCGCCTATGCATTCGCTGGCAAAACTGCTCGCGAAGTGATGGTTGATTCCATCAAGGCAGTGCGTGGTGATGAGCTTGATCTTTCTGAGAAGAGCGATGACTACGTGCAGGCAATGTTCGACACTCTCTCTGAGGGCCGTTCTGACTCTGCCACCACTGATGAGCTGCGTAAAGCCGTAGCTTCCATTGCTTCTCCTGTTTCTGCACCCTCTGCCTACATGGACATGCTGCAGAATGCTTGGAAGAAGCCCCTTTCCATCTCCAAGGAGGCTAAGTAATTATGGCCGTAACTTTCTCTGCTTCGGGCACCGCCTCCGCTGGTGGCGTGCAACAGAGCTACGCTCTTGAGCACAATGCACTGCTGGAAGGTCAACTGTCTGACATCCGCGACAACACCATTGGCACCTACGTCAATGAAACCGGCGCCGTGCTGCCTTTCGGCAACATGGTTGTATACAACACCGCTGGCACTGCCGCCAATTCTGCTGCCACCATTTCTGGCGCTTCTGACACTGTTCAGGGCATCAACGTTCTCACTTACGTTGACGAAACTGCTCTTGATTCCAACAGCCGTCCTGGCGTGAAGAATCAGCAAGTGCTGAACGTTGCCAATGAGGGTGCAGTTGCCGTCTACGTGACTGGCGCTGTTTCGCCCACTTCGCCTGTTCGTGTGCTGTATTCCGCTAGCGGCACTGGCAAGGCTGGTCAATTCTCTCATGCTTTTGCTTCTGGCAAAACCGTTCGCCTTGCAGGCGCTCGTTTCCTGACTTCGACTACTGGCAGCGGTCTTGCAATTCTGGAGCTGAATGGCCCCAGCTTTACTCTTTCCGCTGATTCTTGATAGGAGGCCCTAACAATGTCTGAATTCCGTATGGATGACGCGGGTCTGTTCCTTGAGCGTCAGCTTGAGTACATCCGCCCCCAAGTGTTTGAAGTGCAGTATGCGGATATTAAATATCCGACCATTCTGCCTGTTACTAGCGAAGCTGGTCCTGGTGCCCAGACCTTCACCTATCGCATCATGGACTCCACTGGTGAGTTCAAGCTGATCTCCGATGCCGCTGATGATCTGCCCCGTGCTGATATCAGCCAAGTCGAGAAGAGCATCAACATCCGCTCTTTCGGTGGTTCTTTCGGTTATACCGTACAAGAACTGCGTGCTGCTCAAATGGCCAACATCGCTCTGGAGCAGCGTCGTGCTGCTGCTGTGCGTCGTGCCTATGAGGAGAAAGTGGAAGAAGTGGCTCTGTTCGGTGAGAGCACCGTGGGCCTGTCTGGTTTCTTCAACAACTCCACCGTGGATGTTGTTGCTGCTGATAAGTGGTTCACCGGTAGCGGCACCACTGCTCAGGAAATGCTTGAACTGCTGAACTATGGCGTGACCGCCATTATCAATGGTTCCAAGATGAAGGAGCAGCCCGACACTATCCTCATGGCCTATGAGGACTACAACAAGGTGAGCACCACTCGCAACTCCGACTCTTCGGACGTGACCGTGCTGGAATACTTCCTGCGCACCAACCCCTACATCCGTAACGTTGAGCCTATCAACCAACTGGATGCCGATAACAGCGTGCTGAATACCAACCGCATGGTTGTGTACAAGCGTGATCCTGAGAAAGTGCAACTGCACATTCCTCAGCCGCTGGAACTCTTCCCGCCCCAACAGCGCGGTCTTGAGTTCATTGTCCCCGCTCATGCTCGTGTGGGTGGCGTGGCTCTGTACTATCCCAAGAGCGTTATCTACGTTCAAGCTTCGGCCTGAGGATAGTTAATCAAGAGAAGGGCGTTAAGCTATGGACAATTGTTTCTTTTGAACAATGCTCATTGCTTATCGTCCCGAACTTGAGAACCCGCCCCGTGAAGGCGGGTTTGGCATTATTACGCAAACAGGCTTGATTCAGCTCACGCCT